TTTCCTTTCAGTGTTAGGAGGTCAGTGACTAATTAAGTCGGCTGTCTAACGGCTGCGAAGTTTTTGCAATGCGACCTGATTTTTACGCAGGCTCAAAGTAGAAACTGGTGCAACGATAACAGGCTCATTTCGTTTGCGCAACTCTGCAACGGTCTGCTCATATGCAGGGAAGGTCACTACGCTGACATCAAATAGTTGAACCTCACGCAACTCACGAACCGAACGGTCATTGTTCCAGTTGTCTTTGACTGTTCTAAATGCGAAACTCATCTGGGAAAGATCGCCACGCTTCATAGCGGACATGATTCGTGCTGCATCAGGATTCATCGGATCTAGTTCAGCCTCAACACGCAAGCCTCTCTCGTCCTCCTCAAGTGCAAGAGTGCCAGACTTAGAACGAGCCAACGGTACGCCCTCGTGATCAATTAGCAGGCGCACATCTGCACCATCATTCAATGTCTTGCTGAACGCACCACGCTTAACAAACTCGGTGAAACCCATGTACTCCGAAGGGGAATCCCATACGGCTGCATAACCTACGAGTGTTTTGCCTTCATTCTCTGCACGAACCTCCAGATTGGAATACGCAATGCTGCGTTTCTCATCCACTTCTGTTGCTATCCACTGCACGAGTTCGCTCATAGTTCCACCTTACTTGTCTTATATAAATCTTGCCACAGAATGTTACTCGTTGTTGTCTGAATACTTTGGGTGACCAGAGTTCAGCAAGTCATTATCCTGAACATAGTTAGCGTTCTCTGGTTTTCCATTAGCAGACAAATACAGAAACGCATTGACCCTAGCCATAGCCCACTGTCCTCTAGTCATGTTCGGTCTGTGTGAAGTAGAGAACGCTCCAGCCCCACGCCTGTAAACAGACTTCAATGCACCTACCCGAACCTTTGTCCAGTCTGGCTTGTCGTCCTCTTTCATCTTGGCGTTATGTTCATCGGCTTTATTCTGTAATGCTTTCTCCGTTGATTCATTCAGGGTTATTCCACCGCCCTGATCTTTCGCCGAGCCTGCAGGATTCTTATCGCTACCGAAAATCTGATCCTTCGGTGGTGCTGCAGCCCGTTCACTTTCCAGCCTCTCAACAATGCGATACGCATAATCTTGTGCCCTACGAGCCGAAGCCTTGCTAGATCCTCCACCCCACAGCAACATCGCAACCAATCCTGCAGTGATTTCATCACCCTGCACCGCATCCAGATCATCAATATGTCGTGCGATCCACGCACCGATCTTTCTCCACTTCGCTTCGGTCACTTCACCTGCAGCCATTTTTCTTGCATCCTCAACAGTCTGCGGAACTAGACCATCGCCAGATAGACCTTGCTCATGTAAAGCCAAGCCTCGTTTCGCTGATGCTCTCATAAACGCTGGTGCAGATAGATCTATCGCACGGAGTTCAGAGTCCTCGTACATTTCCTCTGGCTCGTCCTCCATCTCATCCTCGTCCTCTATTTCCTCCTCCTCTGATTCATAGGATGACTTTGCTTGCATCAGCAACATGATCGCAGAATCAATCAACGCCATCATCTCATCGTTGCGTTTGCTCATGTTTCTTTGACCAACTTCTCCTGCTGGTTCCATTCCTTCAGCCAATGACTGTGCGATCATGCGATCTATTGCATCTTGTTTAGTTTCGTAGCAGTCCAATGTTGTTGCTGAACCATCTGATTCAATTTTTACTGCAGCCCAATTAGCGCAGTCGGATTGGTTTTGGGAAATTCCGTAAGGCATAATCAGTCTCCGTCTGGTAACAAAACCCATACATCAATGGGATCACCGCTTGCATCTTTGACCGCATAGATTTTTTCACCAATAGGCAAAAAGAATGTCAGAGTTTCCAACTTGTGAATATGAAAACCATTCGTTTCTGTTACATCTGCACCACCAATAAATACAATGTCTGCATCAGCGTCATGGTGAATATAAATAGTTCTGTTTTGATTATCAGAATTAACAAGGATTTGTCGTGTGCTTGTCACCGATGTTTTGTATGATTTCATGTTTTACCTCTTAGGTGGTTCTGCATCTGTTCCCAATGTTGGCAAGTCTCCACCATCAACACCAGCGACAGGTGCTCCAGCAATACCGAGAACAAACTGGTCGCCACCTTCATACGGTTCACGGTTCTCAATTTCACGAGCCTCGTTAGGTGTCATAGTTCCAGACATGATCTGTGACTGTTGCGCACGAACACGAGTCATGAGGTCAGCCCGCAAAAACTCCTCTGGGTTAAAACGAACAGACTGCAACGGTGGCAACATTTCACTGAACGCAGATTCCAAACGGCGAACCCATCCGAGCAATGTGTACTTGAAAAATGCTGAACCTAATGCCTCAATGTTTTGATATGTCTGTGAATCTCCACCCGTTCCAAGAATCAAGTGCAATGGGATTCGGTACACACGAGCAATGTCACGGATGATTGATTCTTTATGTTCCAACATCTGCATATCGGCTGCACTCGTAGTGATGCTTCTCCACTTCAGACCACCTTGCAATACGGCAGGCTTACGATGCTTATAGTGAGACTCAACCCAGTTGTCACGAATCTGTCGTGCTTGTTCAATCGTTAGTGACGAATCAGTTTCTAATACTGATGATGGTGTTGCACCTTCACCATAGAACTGTGCGAGGAAACGATCCATCGCAAGACCCATACCGACAGTGTTGCGCATAGTTTCCAACGGGCTAATGCCACGCAACTGATTAGGCAGAATCGCCCAATGAATTGCACGAACATCCTTACTGCTGTACTGAACTTTCCCCAGATCATAAATCAATTCGCCTGTATCGGTAATCGCTATACCTTTGACTGCGTGGGGATGAATATTGCGCATCTCAACGGGAAGTCCGTCTGCTCCTCTTGGTGCATAAATGTAGGCGTTACCATGTAGCGCAAGAGTAAGCATTGTTTGATGCACGAACTCAAACATATTTTGGTGGTCATTAGGTTGCTCAAAGACAGAAGGTGTTGCGAGTCGTACAAGTCTGTCTGCCTTTTTCTCTACCAATTCAACTGGCATCGCTGCGATGGAATCAGCAAGGATAGTGACTGAAGCAAGTACTGCGCTATGTGCAACGGCTGTTATCTCTGTAACAATTTCACCTGACCAGTTGTTAAACAACGGGCGAGCAGTTATCTGATACGGGTCAATGTTTGTTGGCAGTGCTCGCTGTTCAGATTTTTTCCACAAACTCATGCTGCCAAGCCTCCACCGATTACCAAGAGAACGCCTAGAACAATAACACTGATCGGAACACTAAACGAGGCGATACCGACAACGATACAAATAGCACCAACTAATTCAACTGCTGTAGTGATTACTTCTCTTAGTTTCATGACCAGATATCCAATACTGACGGGGTGATTATTTCTACGGGCTTAGTTGTTGCACGATCTAATGCCATAACCATAGCGATGCACGAGTCTATCTTTCTCCTTGATTTTCCTTTAGAGAGTGTCCAGCCTTTATCGCTCATGCGTTGCGCTGCAGATAAAACCTGATCCGTGAAAGTTGGTGACCCATCATGGGCGATCTTTTTGGCAACGATCATTTCGTAGGCATTACCGCAGGCAGGGATCATTCGTGATGCACTTTGGGGGAAGGTCACGAGGTTCATTCCTTCATCGGATAGTGCTTCGGCTGATCTCTCAAAGAACGCAGGGTCGTACACAAACTCCCGAACCTCATAAGTGTTGTGGATCTCTCGTAAATATGCTTCTACGCCAGCGATATCAATGCCATCTATTTCTGGGTTCCAGATCTTTGCCCTAACGACACACCTTTCACCTTGCGGTTGTGCGATACAGATTCCGATGGTGTCACGCTTCAACGCCATGTCAATCCCGACCCATACAGGCAGTTCGGTGTCTAGTTGAATCTCAGGTGCAACGCACTGAGCCCACGCACCCTCTGGAAGCCACGACTCCTGAGAACGAACCCACTGATTCAACCTCCAACGGCGCACAGATGTTTCGCTTGACTGTTTAACGGCTGCATCAAAATCCTCGTGCGATAACAAACCTTCAGCAAGGTTCGGGTTGGCAATGAGTCTTGCCTTCTTGTTATTCAGATCACAGTCGGCTGGTGCTTCCCACCAATAGACCCCGAACGACTCATCATCCACTTCACCTGCAGCAACTTGCTTGCCGTACTGGTACATCTGTCCTGCAGGGGAATCCAGATCG